GATCGTGAGCCTGCCCCGCCAGCCGCTCTGACGAGCCGTTCGTTTCTCACAACCGGAAACACATTATAACCTATTATATAGGTTATGTCAAGCAGATGGATGGCATATATTTTCGTCTACGTTCGGCTAGGCTTGTCCGATTTTGTGTACGATGCTGGTAATTCGTCTACGTTTCGGAACACCTCTCCGAAAACGTCTACGTTCGTGTACGTGTAAGCCGAGTGGTTTGGTAGGGAATAAAAACGGCGGGATTTGGAGGCCAAATAGTATGGTCGGCGAGGCGAATAGGTCAAATAGTGGACGCGGGTACTACGGCAAGAGTGTAACGATGCTGCATAGTTAGGTGGTCACTATCACCGGTATCACGAATAGTATGCCGTTTTCACAAGAGAGCGGGTATATGGCTTACGAAAAACGAAAACTCCGAGGAACGTCGCGGTCGGAAGACTCGTTTTGTTTTTCGGAAGCCAGAACTTCAGCTCTAGTTTTTTACCATACTATTCATACTACCGATGATATTTATAGGGTAACTAATAGAAAACACTGGCACTTTTCTGTAGTACCCCGCGTCTACTCTTTTACAACGGTCGTGATATTGGACGAGAGCCGCGTCCATTTGGAGGGATAACACGTTGGAATCACGGCGTTTTGTGGTCGTGATATTGCGTGATACTGGAAGCGAGGAGCACCGAGAAATCGGAAAAACAAAAAATGCCTATATACTACGTATATAGGCATGAAGCTTCCTAACCGTTAGGAGGCAGATTTTGGGCACAAAAAGGGCCACCCTTGCGGGTGGCCCCAGTGTGCAGCGTGAGGCAGCTTATGCTGCCTTCATGCACTTGTCGCGCTCGGCCTCGATCTCGGCGCGGCGCATGTTGTCGGCCTCGGCCAAGTCACTCAGATCAGTAATGATCTGGTCGAGGTGACCTTCGAGGTCGGCGACGACCAACGTCCCCATAAGGGGACGCAGCGCTTCCAGCTTGCGGCGCATATGAGCGACTTGGGCAGCTATGCTGCCAGCGGCTTGGTGCCGCGTTTTGTCGTTCAGCGCCGCATCCTTCGTAGAAGGAGAGGCTGGCGGCGTTTCCTTACCACCTTCGGTGGTAGCAGGTGCCGTGGTGCCGTCGGTCTGCTGCGGTGCCCGCTGCTCAGGCTCAACCGTGGCCCATGTGAGCGACGCATCAGCGCCGAGCACAGCCACGCCGGTCTCGTCAATGACGAGACGAGTGCCGGTTTTCTTCTGCGAGCAGCACGTTGCCAACGAGTTGTAAACTCGTCCCACGGGGAACTGCCGGATTTCCGTGGTGTTCAGGAACCGCTCCCCGTCCTTCGCCCACAGGCCGCTGGCTTGCATACGGGCTTGGAAGCGCTTGGGCACCTCCGCCGCAGGCACACCGAGTACGGTGTACTCGGCGACGATCATCTGTACGGCCTTGTCGAGGCCAACCTCGGCCTTGATCGCCTTGTCAGCTGCCGCTATAGCGGCTTTCTCCGCCTTGGTTACCACGACCTGCTCGACCACCTGCTCAACCTGCTCGTTGACCTGCTCGTTGACCTGCTCGTTGACCTGCTCGTTGACCTGCTCGTTCACTTGCTCACTCATGACTGCCTCCGTTGCCCCGTAGGGGCGGTGTGTGTCCGGCGAGTCGGTCGCCGTACCGTTGCGGCCCAAGCCGTTGCCGCTATGGAGAGTCCAGTATGACTCATTCGATTGCTTGAGTCAAGCACCTAAAGGTGCTTGTGTCTTCCTAACCGTTAGGAAGCCCAGCATCTTCGATGCTGCGAGTCGCGCGGTTTTCGCACACTGCGCGCGTAGAGCACGCCGGGGGGGCGCGCGCGGGGCCGCCCGGAGGCGCTTGCCACCTTCGGCGATATATTTTTCAAAAATCCCAAATATTCGTAAAGTACTTGACGCATCCAAATTTCCCCGCTTTTCCGCCTCTTGACAAACGTAATCCGCCACGCTACCCTGCTCCTGTCACCCTTGCCATGTGACGCCTCCTGTTTATCGGGGGTCGGGCGTACGCCGCGCTCGGCCCCCACCGTAAGGGATGCCATGAGTTCAGCCCTCGCAGTCAGAAAACCAGAGTTGTTCTCCGCATGGCCCGCGACCCTCGCCCTCGATGTCGCCTTGGGTATCCTCCCTATCCCTGATGTCCTCGACAAGCACGGCCTGAGTTACGATGAGTGGGAGCATATCTCCGAACTCCCTGCGTTCCGCGCCGAGCTGGTTGCCGTCGGTAAGGAGATTCAGGAGAAGGGGGTGTCCTTCAAGAAGAAGTGCGCCTTCGCCGCCGAGTCCTACCTGATGGATATGGACGGACTGATGCACGACAACACCGTGGCCCCCGGCGTTAAGGTGGACATCTTCAAGACCCTAGCCACCTATGGCGAGCTGGCCCCCATCAAAGGCGGAGGCGAGGGCGGCGGTAACGGCCCGCAGTTCGCCATCCAGATTAATATCAAATGACCGACCGCTGCCGACTTTGGGTTCCGCAGGAAGAACCGCCAGCCCCGTCCGGGATAACCGAGACGTTTGACGGGCTGACCATGACGGGGCCATGGTTCGGGGTCGTGCTGCCTAGTGGGATGGTGATCCAGAACCCGACGACCCGGGCCACGATCTATGGCGATTCCCTGAACCTGCAAAATTCTGCTGGGACAACGCAGCTGTATATGGATAGTGTGTCTCGCAGCTACGGGGTCGTGGATATCACGGTGAAGGGAGCGTCAGGGGGCACGATCATGCAGCTCGCGATCAACGGTACGCAGCTAGGCACACTCATCGACACCCCCGGGGTACAGACGTTCCCGGCTCCGTTCTTCACGCCGGGGATACCAGTTATGACCCTCGTAGCGGGGGGATTAATCGGGGTGATCGAGATCGACGAGATCACTTGGCGGGACTTCGGGTAAAACTTCTTTAACGTGGAGAGACTTTGGACAGCCCCTAGCGTAACGTAGTAGACGCAGCGTAAACTACTAGACTGATTTGACTTTTCCCATCGTTTCATGCACTCTCCTTGTAGCCAACCGGGCGAGAAGTCCGAGTGACCGAACCCGGTCAAACCCTATTAAGGAGATAAGTCATGACGACCGCAGCCGACCTTCGGGGACTCCCCGCCGTTTTTCGCAAACTCAAGACGCACCTCGACAACATCCTTACTCGCCTCGTTGCTGCTGAAGATAAACTGGCTGGTACGACCGCCCTCGGCGCTGCTCCGTTGGTCACCGGGTTGAAAGACGCCAGTGGCAACTATATCTGGGCCTCCGGCACGGCGGTTCCCGGTGCGGTGGCGGGGTATGCCAAAGGGTGTATCTTCGTTGACACCGATTCAAGCGACCACAGCGACCTGCTGTACGCCAACATCGGTGATGCGACGACTGCCAATTTCAACCTAGTCACTGTCGCTGCTGACGCCTAGTACCCGGTAGGATGGGGGCCGACGATGGCTGATTCCTACCAAACCCTGCTGCGGAGGATCGCCTCCATCTCTGGGCTGAAGGCAGAGGTGGAGAAGGTTCTCCGTGAGCTGTCGGCTCGCGTTGCCGGGGTGTCCCCGGTCGAGCAGTTCAAGGTCGGCACGACAACCTTTATTACCTCGGAGGGTGGTTTTGCCACCCTCCTCCGTAACTATTCCGAGTCGGTGATCCCCCACGGGACGGCGCTGAATTACGACGAGGACAACGACTTCGCAGTCGTGGTCGCGGACGGCACCACCACGGGGAACCAGTTCGTGGTCATCGGATGGGCCTACGGTGACATCCCGGCAGCCGATGGCGGCACCCCCGGTGAGGGGTGGGTCGTCCGGCGGGGGACGTGTGAGTGTCTGCTCGAAGACGGATATGCCTCGCAGCCGAACTCGTGGATGCGCCTGTCGCCAATCACCCCCGGTCGCATGATGGTGTTCAACCGCCCCGGACTGGATATCATCCCGGCCTCGGTGGCGTATACCTTTGGGTCGACCCTCTCCGGCACGTTGCCGAACCTGCTGACTGACAACGGGAACTACTTCCAGATCGCCGAGCAGGCGGGCGCTGCGGATGGGATCGACTGCTACTTCGCGATCACCCCGGCCCAGACGATGGAGTCCGTCGTATTCAACGGGCACTACGCCGGGAGCGGCGGGCACAACGTCGTCATCGAGCTGTGGGACTGGACAGCCGGGGGCGGTGCGGGGGCGTGGGAGTCCACCGGAGTGACGCTTAACAACGCCGCTGCGGATGTGTCCCATACGATTACCCTCGCCGACAAACATATGAAGGCGGACACCACCGACGAAATCCGGGTTCGTTTCTTCCACGCGGTGACCGGTGTGGAGGGGCACATCCTGTATATCGACAAGCTGGTTGCCTTCAATTCGTCGAACACCGAGCATTTCAAGGAGTGCGGCCACGGCATGGCGGTTGCTGCTACCGGGACGGATGTCCTTGCGACATTTGATATTCATCTCCTCTAAGGGGTCTGTGATGAAACGTACCTTTTTCCTGACGCAGTTCGTACTCATTGTGCTTGCGCCGCTCGTTGCCTTGGCCCTCGACGCCGTACCGCCGAACTCGTTTGCTAAGGAACACTCCGAGATCGTCACGTGGGTGTTCGGGCTGGTGCTGGCCGGATTCATCTTTTTGCTCTGGCGTCTGATCGACAAGAACGACGGCGACCACAAGCAGATTCTTACGAGCATGAAAGAAGAATCCGAAAAAAAGTGGGAAGCTATCGGGACGCTCTCCGAAACAGTGCACCATCTGAAGGGGGAGCACGATGCCATGAAGTCTGTCCATATGCACAGGCGTGCAACCGACGATTAGAGGAGAGCGATGGGCAACCATAACCACTGGCCGTACTGGTTGAGGGTTCTAATCGGCGTTGATCAGTTGCTCAACGCCGTTTTTGGACGTGATCCGGACGAGACGATCAGCAGCCACCTCGGCAAAGAGGCCCGCAAACACGGCGGCAGGCTCCCGTGGCACAAGCCGTTTGAGGCGTTCCTGTACGCGTGCCTCGAAGCCATAGACCCCGGCCATTGTGAAAGGAGCATCGAATAATGGCTTTCCAGTTCCGCAAACTCGATGCTGCACCGGGGGCCGCTGTCACGATCGCTGTCTATTACAAGGGAACCACAGACCTTGTGCCGAACCTGATCGACTTCGACGGCAACCCGCTGGCGAATCCCTTTACAATCTCGGCCGCCGGTGGCGCAGATCACTGGTGGTTTGACTCAACCAATCGGGCAGTCGTTGACATTCTCTGGACAGAAGAAGCACGGATCATCGCCAAGGGGGATGTCATCGGTGGCGAGGTCTATCGTGGTACGGCGCTGCCGGATGGGGCCGATCCTGCCGACTATCCGATCTGGTACAAGACCGACGAGGATGCGGCAACTGTCTCGATCACCAGCACACCACAAGACGGCAACACTGAGCAGGGCATTAGCGCACATTGGGCTTCCACGGTAGCGGCCACCATCAGTGCGGCTATTGCAGCGGCGTTCGCCCTTGTGACAACGGTGTTTAGCGGTATTTTGCGTAAAGCCACTGAGGGGGAAACCGCGCACACCATTGACCAAGCCGGTATCGACTTAACATTTAACTTTGAAGCAAATCACGTTCACGTCGTTACCTGTGCAACTACCGACGCCTTTTCGATCAACTGCACTAACCCGCCAGCGAGCGGTACGGGGCGAATGTCCTACATCATCAAGGGGGAAAGCACGGCAATCGCTTGGACGGGTGGCGGGGTAGCGTTTGCCAACACCGGAACCGAGCCAACCAGCGTGAACACATTCGCTAGAGGCGAGATTGAATATATCGGCGGCGAGTGGCGGCACTACTTGGTGGAGGAAGGTTGATGCTCTCCCATCATGGATTGATAGCGGCGAGTGGTAATGGTGGCACTCCAGCCCAAACCTACGCCCTATTTTCAAAAGATGCTGCTCGTCACAACGCTTCAATAACAATTAGCGAGGATGGCCGCACCGCAACTCGTTACGGCGTGGCATGGAACTCGGCGTTCCTAGATATAGATAAAACATCAGGCGTTTGGGCATTAGAGGTTTCGCAGGATATTTACGCAACAGGAAATATCTACAGCCTTATTGGGATTGACAGCGATATTGCGTCTAGTCTTGGCGCTTTCATCGCCAATGGCCCATATGGTTTAAATGCGTCTTATGCTGCACTGGGTTACTCTTTTATTGATGGGAACGGTGCTCAAAGTTACTACGATATAGTCAGCACAGCAAATCACAGGGCTGTTATTGTTTTTGATTTCGACACAAAAAGAATGTATGCAAAAAAGGCCGGAACGTTACAATCTCGCGGAGCGTCTGCCGGTTCAGGTCCATTTTATATGGGAATGTCTTTATACGCGACAACTCAATGCAACTACACAATCAACACAGGCCAAGAAGCTTTTACCGCAGAAAACGAGGCACTTGTTGCCGCGCTAGAAATAACGCTAGGTAAATCAATCAACCGTGGGATATGGGCTTAGGAGTCAAACCAATGCCAATCACAAACAGAACCTACGAAGTCATTTCAGCAGCCGGTGAAATGTTCGGGCCTATCGGCTCGACCCATCGCCCCAAGGCGGCAAACCGTGGCCTCAAGGGAATCCCGGTCAACTCCTACGATGACGACCAGCTCGCGACCATCGGCCTTGCCGTATATGTGGCACCGCCTGCACCGGCACCGACACCAGAGCAAATCCTTGCCAACCTCATCAACGAGGTTCAGCGTTACCTCGACGAAACGGCGCAGTCTCGCGGCTATGATGGCATCCTGTCGCTCTGCTCCTACGCATCCAGCACCGACCCTATTTATGCGGCAGAAGGGCAGGCCGGAATGGGTTTCCGCGACGCCTGCTGGCGGCTGGGCTTCATAATCCGCGAACAGGTCATGAACGGACAGAAGCCGGACTGTGTGCCGACCGCACCGGAAGGCGAGGAACAGCGCATCATTCCGACCGCAGAAGAACTAATCGCAGCCATGCCGGTGATTGGCTGGTAGGAGTAAATCATGGGGCGTGTCAAGGTATTTAATACGAATACTGGTCAGCATGAGGGCGTCGGTGGGACTTCTCTTGCGCCTACTGACGAGCAGGCTGCCGACTATGCCGGCACGACCGTTTATGCGTGGACGGGGGCCAAGCTCAAGATTTTGATTGACGCGGTGATGGCCGTATCGACGCTATTCATTAGGCGCACCGAAGCCCTCATCGAAACAGCAGTCGGCTACAATTCGTCGTCACTGACGGCTTCTGGCCTTATCCTCGACTGCACAGCAGACTTGACCGTCACGCTAGAAACCTACTCTGACCGTGACGCAGGGTTCCAGTTCGGTGTTGTGGCGAGCGGTGGCGATGTCACCTTCTCTGGCACGTTCGACAGTAAGAACAGCAACACAGTTCTTGCGCAGGGTGACACCGCATGGGTGGTGCGTAAAGCCTCAACGTGGCATGTGGCAGGGTTGTCCTCATGATGCCGTGTGTCTGGGGCTTGAGCAAAGCGGTCGCAGAACTCCTGACTTTTGGCTTCTACGGCCTTGACTCACTGCTGACCGTCACGGCAGGGGCGCAGATTTCTCCTGACTACCAAGGGGCGTTGCAAAACGCCGGGGCTAACAAGCTGGCAACATACAAGGGTGTCTACTCTAGTGGCTGGGCTGATTTTAGCGGGATAGAAACCGTCGAGCCAGTCGGTCTCACCACAGGTCAGTCACTTAATCGCCCTACGACTTCGACCTACGTGGACGGTGGGCTGTTTCAACCGGCTGTGACAAACATTTGTTTGCAGTCGCAAAACTTTGGGACAACTTGGGTCTCGACTGGTGTTCTTGCTTTTGGCTCAGGTTCGACGCTCAACGCGACAACCGCACCGGATGGAACAATGACCGCAGACTTTATCTGCGAAGACACCACAGCTTCACAACACCGAATGGTTCAGCTTGTCGGACTAAACGGGACAGCACAAATTTTTTCATTTTTCGCAAAAACTGCTGGTCGTCAGTTTATTCATTTGAGGGCGTACACGTTTATTGATACAGAAGTAACAGCCGACTACGATTTGGTAAATGGGACTGTCGTTGCTAGCAGTGCAGGTGCGATAGCTAAAATTACTCCTTCCGCTAGTGGGTTTTATCGTTGCGAACTATATTATGATAATAGCCGCAATGCAGGGAAAAATTACCAAGTTGTTTTGTGCGACACCGCAGGAAATTACGCTTACACCGGCGATGGTGTTTCTGGTGTATATCTTTGGCAAGTAGACATAGCTAATGCTTCCGGCTGGTCAACACCAATCCCAACCACAACCGGAACAGTTACCCGCAACGCTACAGTTGCAACGATTCCGACTGCCAACCGTCTTGCCAACAACAACTTCGCCATTCGCGGTTTCCTCACACCACGAGAAGTGGCAAGGGAGCAATGGCTGTATACGAGCGATGGGGCAAGCGGGTTATATTTGAACGCGAGCGGTAATCTCGTCTGGAAGAATGACACCAAGACTGTAACCAGCACAACCACACTCTCAGCGGATACGGAATACTCTTTCGGCGTGAAGCAATCTGGTACTGATGGCGCGACTCTCTACATAAACGGCTCAAGCGAAGCCACCGACGCAACAGCAACCAGTGACCTTGCATGGGCGTCGTCTGACCAGTATCTCGGTAGCAAATCAGGGACAGAGGGCTTCTTGAACGGCGTGATGCAAATTGAAACGGCGTTGCTTGCCAACGTACCGTCAGCATGGGTTGGGGAGGAATGGCGATGATTATTGTCTGCAAAGGTAAATCCATCAGCCATATCTACTCCCGCCTTCGCGTTGCGGGTTTGCGCGTGGTCGTGGACGAGAACGACGAACCGACAGGGCGCGTCGAGGAAAGTTGCGAAATGTGTGCGACTCCACCGCTGGTTGTGGCTGATGGCGATTTGGTGATGACCTTCATGTTGCCTGATAGCAAGGCAAACAAAATACCGCAGAACGACACACCGAACTTCGCTGTTGTGTGGCGGTCAGATATTGACACAGAGGAAACATGGCCGCTGTTCACAGTTGAAGAAGGACAACAGGCCGCAGGGAGAATTATATGAGCGTCTTGATCTTCGCCTCCGGGGGTGGTAAACCGGTAGCAGGTTTGAGCAGCGTCCGTCGAGCACCATATCCTGCTGCTATAAGGAGAGTTTGTCATGGCTGAGACATTCGAGTTTGAGGTTGATACCCCTCTGGAAACTGAGGACGCCGTGACGACCGTGCGCTGCTACGAGTCGGATGACGGCGCGACTGACTGGACGCTAGTCGATTCGATCCTTCTGGCCGACCTGACCCCGGACGGTGCTGGCGTCTATACGTGGCCGTCGGCTCTGGCTGACAGCTCCAAATACCATCAGTTGATACCGGTGTCGCTCGCTCTGGTTGAGCGCTCGGTCAACGAGATTCTCCCCCCGCGCGGCGCCGACCCAACGACCTTCACCCTCTACTGCTACACCAAAGACCTCGGCCTTGGTGTGGTCTCCGGTGTACGGCTTCAGGCCGGACGGGTTTCGGCGGCGTTGCAGGCCGGGTCGAACACAATCGTTGCCCCGGTTGAGGACATCACTGACGAAAACGGTTACGCCCAACTGTCTCTCCCCGCTGATATCGGAACCATTCCGGTGACGATTGGGTCGGTGACCAAACAGATCAGCACGACCGGCCTCGGCGGCACGGCGGTCAATCTCGCGAACTATCTGTAGGAGGAATCATGGAAGCCCTGCTCGGTAGTCTTCTCGGTGGTGTGCTCCGGATCGTTCCGGAGGTTCTGAAGTGGCTCGACCGCAAGGACGAGCGCAGGCACGAGCTGGATATGTACCAGAAGGAGATGGACTTCGCCCAGCTCAAGGGTGACCTCGCACTTCAGGAGGGGATGCAACTCCTCGAAGGCAAGGAGCTTGAGGCGATGGCCGAGGCGATCAAGGAGCAGGGGCAGACCGCACGGGCCGCAGGCAAGTGGGTCGCTGCCATCAGCGCCCTCGTCCGCCCGCTGGTGACATACTGGTTCGTCTGCCTGTATTCACTGCTCAAGATCGCTCTGATGTGCAAGGCGTTCGCGGATAACGGCGACTGGAAAGAGGTCTTCATTACTACGTGGACGGTGGATGACACATCCATCATGTTCATGATTCTCACCTTCTGGTTCGTGGGGCGCGTATGGGAAAGGCAATCGAAATCTGCCTAGCGATCTGTCGTCGCTTCGAGGGGTTCTTCTCGAAACCATACCTGTGTCCGGCCAAGGTGCCGACCATCGGGTATGGCACGACGTATTACGAGGACGGCACCAAGGTCACGCTCGCTGACCCGCCGATTACGCAGGAGCGTGGTGAGGAGCTTCTCGGTAAGCAGATCACCGGCATCTATATGCGGGGGGTACTCAAGGCCAGCCCTATGCTGATCGCCTTCCCCTCGGCCCTCGGTGCCTTGTCCAGCTTCGCCTATAACCTCGGTGTCCCCCGCTACCGGGCGTCTACCCTGCGCAAGCGGGTCGAGGCACAGGACTGGGAGGGGGCGCAGGTTGAGATTCAAAGATGGAATCGCGCCGGAGGACGGGTGCTTCGCGGACTGAAACTTCGCCGTGCCGTAGAGGCTCAGTACCTCAATGGACAGTGAGCGTGTCTGCCCGTTTGAAGATTGTGTGTTGCGCACTGTCGATGGGATAGTGTATCTTCCTGTCGATCTAGCTGAATTTGAGATTTTAGTTGGGGACGGCGAGCTTGTTATAAGGAGGCGGAATGGACGCAAGAGTCTATAATGCGCCGACAGTCGTTTCCCAGTTCCTAAGATCAGACGCGCCGCTACGGGTCATCATGGGGCCGATCGGCTCCGGTAAATCCACAGGCTGTGTCATTGAAATCCTCCGGCGCTGCCAAGCGCAGCGTGTCGGCCCCGATGGTTTCCGCCGTTCCCGGTGGGCCGTCGTCCGTAACACCGCCCCCCAGTTGAAGGACACCACCCTCAAGACATGGTTCGACTGGATTCCTCCCGGCCTCGCTGGCCGGTGGCGCGAATCCGACAAAGTTTTCCTACTCGAATTCGGTGATGTACGCGCAGAGATTCTGTTCCGTCCGCTCGATACCCCGGATGACGTGCAGCGCGTCCTGTCCTTGGAGCTGACGGGCGTTTGGCTGAACGAGTGCCGTGAGATACCTCGTGAGATTCTCGAAGCCCTTCAGGGCCGTTTATGGCGTTATCCCTCCAAACAGAACGGCGGGTCGGCTTGGTGCGGTATCATCTGCGACACCAACCCCCCGGAGGAGGACAGCTATTGGGCGCGCGTTGTTGAGCATCTGCCGACCGTGGATGACAACCCGGACTCGATCGTGCCGTGCGATTCCTTCAAGCAGCCGTCCGGTCTGTCCGCTGATGCCGACAACGTGGAGAACCTCGACAACCCCAACTACTACCCTGATCTGGTCAAGGGTAAGTCCGAGGATTGGGTCAACACGTATGTCCACGGGATGTACTCCCCGTCGATGGCTGGCCGCCCGGTATACCTCAAGTCGTTCAAGTCTGAGCGCCACGTATCCAAGACCCCGCTCAAAATCCATCCACATCTGCCGATCATCGTAGGCCTCGACTTCGGTCTGACTCCGGCAGCCGTCTTTATGCAGATGCAGGAGACTGGCCGCATCTTCATTCTGCGGGAGGCCGCCGAGTTCGATATGGGGATGAAGCGTTTCCTCGGTCTCCGTCTACGCCCGATCATCAACAACACGTTCACCGGTATGCCCATCGTGTTCATCGGTGACCCGTCAGGGTTACACCGGGCGGACACAGACGAGGGAACGTGCTTCAAGTTGCTGAAGGACGCAGGGTACATCGCCAAGGCAGCACACACCAACGACCCAATCCTGCGTATCGGCTCCGTCATGGAGGCGCTCACCTCGTATCCTGACGGCGACCCGATGATTCAGATCGACCCGAGTTGTCGGTTTCTGATCGAGGCCTTGCGGTCGAAGTACCGGTACACGAAACTCAAGGGGTATCATGACCGGTTCACTGACAAGCCCGAGAAAAACAAGTGGTCGCATATCACTGAGGCTGGTCAGTACGGGGTTATGTTCCTCCTGAATAAATACGACGCATCCGATTACATTAGGATGATGTCCAATGATGGGGTAAACTTTTTTGCAAAACCAACCTTCCGTCCGGCGGACGGCTATGCGGGGTACTGATCATGTTCGAACTCACTCCTCAACAGAAGGTCAATCTGGGTATCTTCCTCGGCGGGCGCTTCACCCGCTACAAGAATGACCGGAAGTTGCTTGAAGAACTGTGGATGCAACACCTCCGTCAGTATCGCGGCGTTTATGATTCCGAGATTCTGAAAGCCATCCCCGCCTACCGATCGAAGGTCTACCCCCGCGACTCCCGCGTGAAGGCTATCGGCTTCGTGGCGAAGATGATGGAGATGATGTTCCCGGTCTCTGACAAGAACTGGGCTATCGCCCCGACCACGCTCCCGTCGATTGACGAGAAGGACTTGGCCGGTTTGATTACCAAGATCGAGATGTCCCACGTGATGCAGATCGAGCAGGGGCAGCAGCCTGAATCGGTTCGCAGCGAGGAGATCGAGACGGCGGTGCGTGACTTCGCTACCAAGCGGGCGCGCAACATGGAGAAGCTGTGTGCCGATCAGCTCGAAGAAATCGACTTCCCGAACCTGTGCAAGCGCAGCCTGCGCAGTGGGGCGATCTACAGCTACGGCATCGTGAAAGGCCCGATGGTGCGTTTCCAAGAGGAACGCTTCTGGGAGCAGGGCGAGGATGGGGCGTACAAGGCGGTCAAGCGCCGGATTCCCCGCCCGGTCTACTCCAATCGCAAGGTCTGGGACATCTATCCTGACCTCGGTGCCAAGTCGTGGCAGCATCAGGAGGGCATCTTTGAGCGCTTCGTTGCCACCCGGTCGGAGCTGTACAAGTTCGCTGACCGCAAGGAGTTCGAGGGTGAGGTCATCAAGAAGTACCTGCGTGAGCACCAGACCGGTAACTACAAGGTGCAGGACTTCGAGACCAACCTGCGGGAGATGAACAACACCGCGCAGACCAACGCGCTCGACCCGACCAAGTACGAGATCATCATCTACTACGGCTTCATCACCGCGCACGATCTCAAGTCCCTCGGCCACGAAGTACCGAAGGAGAAGATGCACGAGCTGTACATGATCGAAAGCTGGATGCTGGAAAACGAGTGCATCAAGTTCGACAGCGAGCCGTACGGCGACGCGCCGCACAAGATGTACCACGTGTTTATCTACGGCGAAGACGAAGACTCTGGCTTGACCGGGGTCTCGTTGATGGCCGATATGCGGGATTCGCAGCTCACCCTGTGCGCCCTGACTCGCATGTTGATGGACAACGCCGCGTCCTCGGCAGGGCCGATTGTCGAAGTGAACAAAGACCTGATCGCCCGTGGTCACGACATCGGGCCGATCCATGCGTTCCAAACCGTGTACCGCGAGGGTCTCGGGCCGGATGCGCAGGCGAAGTGTGTCAGCGAAATCCAGATCGAATCCCACATCACGGAACTGCGTGAGACCCTTGCCGAGTTCCGTAAAAACTTGGACAACGATTCCACGCTCCCCTCGTGGACGATGGGCCAGCCCGAGAAACTGGGTGAGGCCTTCCGCACGTCCAACAATATGTCGATGATGGCTGGTGGTGCGACAACCATTACCAAGGACATCACCCGGTCGTTTGATACCTTCGTGGTCTCCGTGGTGCAGAGCCTCGTTGACTGGAACATGGAGTTCTCCAAGGACGAGAACATCAAGGGTGACTTCCAAGTTCAGGCTCGCGGCAGCCGGTCGCTGGTGGCGAAGGAAGTTCGCGGCCAAGCCATCGAGCAGTTCATCTCCACGCTGGACGACGAGGAGAAGGCGCTGATCAAGAAGATTCCTGCCCTGATCGAACGGATGAAGGCCCGTGACCTGCCGTACGATCAGCTCCTCGTTGATGAAGTCGAGGCCGAGAAAATTCTGCAAGGCTTTGCTGACTCCCGTGCGGCAGCTTCCGAGATGCAGAACGCCGAGCAGCAGGCCAAGATGAAGGGGCTGATTTCCAAGGCGATGAAGGACGAGGCGATGGCACAGGAGATCATGTCCTTGCTCGAACCGAAGATTCGTCAACTGCTTGTCGATGCCGATACAAAGGAAGGCGAGAGTGGGCTTCGTCAAACGAAAGAAATCCTGAACATGACGGGGGGCGGCGGCCCCGCCCCTACTAACCCCGGTGAGGAGGAACCGATGGAATGAGCGACGAGAAAGTAGCGCCAACCCGCGAGAGTAAGCTGACTGCTGAACTGAAGGAATTTGTTGCTTCACCTGTAATTATGCTTGTTAGGGAACTACTCAATGAAAAGCTGAACAAGTATAAGGATAGACTCGTTCAGCATGAAGACCCGGTAGTCCGGGGCAAGGCCCAAGAGTGTATTGATTTACTAAAACTTATGGGCAACGACTGAATTTGACACTATTATTTTTTCTGAGTACATTCCCAACCAAGTAAAGGAGCAGCACCATGACCACCCAAGCAGCTAAGAAACTCGACGACAACCTCGACGCTTTTGCGGACGCGTTTAACGATGACACGCTCGGCGCTACACCTCCGGCTGAAACTCCTCCGGCTGAAACTCCTCCGGCTGAAACTCCTCCGGCTGCTACCGCTACACCTCCGGCTGAAACTCCTCCGGCTGCTACCGCTACGCCGCCGGTCGAAACTCCTCCGGCTGCTACCGCTACGCCGCCGGTCGAAACTCCTCCGGCGACTGCTACGCCGCCGGTCGAAACTCCTCCGGCTGCTACCGCTACACCTCCTGCGGCAACGACCTCTCCTGACGTGGTTGCGTTGCAGGCGCAGGTCAAACAGCTCACAGACCAGCTCGCCACCCTTCAGGCTGCACCGGCCTCGAAGGAGAAGGACGAGGCGGCCAAGAAGCTGGCCGAAGACCTCACGTGGTTGGAGGGTGAGTTTAAGAAAGACTGGCCGGACATCGCCCGCGCCATTCAGGTTGCTGTGCAAAGCGCCCTCGGTCAGACCGATGGCAAAATCAAAAACGTCACTGACGCGGTAACGCCCATCGTCCAGCAGGAGCAAGCTCGTGCGTTCTATACCGAGTTGCAAAAGCTGGTACCGGATGTTGAGGTGGTGCGTGATGGGTTCCTCACGTGGGTCAATGCTCAGCCTCCGGGCTTGGCGGCGGCCTACAAATCCATCGTCGAGAAGGGGACTCCTGCCGAGACAGCCGCGCTGATCAATACCTATAAGCAGGTGCAGAACATCCAGACTCAAACGCCTACACCGCCACCGCCTTCGGCAAGCGACGACGGTCGGCTGACGAGGATGGAAGACTTAGGCAGTCGACAGACTGCTACCACTCACAGCTCTGAGGCGCAGGACTTTGATGGCGCGTTCAAAGAGGCTGCGAATAACCCCGCTATCCGATAAGGAGAGATACCAATGGTCAAGTATGGAGACATTTCCGAGCGCACCGCAGGTTATGCGGTCAAGAAAATGCTCACCCGTGCGCTGCCGCTGCTCGTCTTCGAGAAGTTCGGTCAGTCGTATCCGATTCCCACCAATAGCACGAAGACCGCGAAGTTCCGTCGGTATCGTGCGCTACCGCTGGCAACCACGCCGCTCGTCGAAGGCGTGACCCCGACCGGCAAGTCACTGATGGTCGATGACTATCAGTGCACCCTTCAGCAGTACGGGGATTTCGTCGGCATCACCGACGTCATTCAGGACACCCACGAAGACCCGGTGTTCGACGAAGCCCAGACTGTCATCGGCGAGCAGGCCGCCCAGACCATCGAGGCCGTGCGCTTCGGTATCCTGAAGGCTGGGTCGAACGTGCAGTTTGCCAACAGCGCGGCCAACCGCCTCGCTCTGGCTTCGGCCCTCACCCTGAACGATCTGCGCCTTGTCGCCCGTGGCTTCAAGCGTCAGAACGCCGGGATGCTGACCTCCCGCGTGGCCTCCACCGCTTCGTTCAACACCGAGGCGCTGGAAGCTGGCTACATCGCCGTCTGCCATGTCGACGTTGAGAACGACATCCGTGCCTTGCCCGGATTCATCAACGCCAAAGACTACGGCAGCACGACCCCGATGGAAGGTGAGATCGGTGCTTGCGAGAACATTCGCTTCATCATGTCCACCGTCGTCGACCCGTGGGAAGATGCGACCTGTCCGGCTGCCGACCCGGCGTTCGTCTCTGGCACCACCTACGCCAAGGTTTACCCGATCGTCGTGTTTGCCAAGAACGCGTACGGTCTGGTGCCCCTGAAGGGTAAGGACTCCCTCACCCCGATGGTGAAGAACCCCGGCGACCCGTCCGACAGCGACCCGTTGGGTCAGCGCGGGTTCGTGTCGTGGAAAGCGATGACCACCGCCGTCATTCTCGCCGACGAGTGGATGTGCCGCATCGAAGTCCTCGCGACCGAGCTGTAATCAAAAACCGGGGGGCGGCGTTACCGCCCCCCACAATTAAAGGAGAGTAAGCCATGCGGAATATTGCTGTTGGTTCGTTCGTCTCGGACGGGAATGCGAAGACCGTGCTTTGCGGTTTCGTCCCCGAGGCCGTCATCCTGTGCGGTGGCGCTGGCACCCCGTCCATGGGAATTTATTTCTGCAAGCTGGCGCAGAGCAAGGTCGCTGGTGACCTGTCGAAAACCGAGTTGACCGGCTCGGCGGTCGATGGCTTCACCGTGGCGGCTGATGTCGCCGTTGCCGCTTCTGGTGTCGCTGGTCACTCCGACACCGACGGTCAGGGCTTCACCATCGCGGCCACCGCGAATTGCCCCGAAAACGCCAACACCGACACCGTTCGCTACATCGCCCTGCGCGGTGATACGCTGAACGTCCCGGAACTGGCGTAATGCCACAAGGGGGCGGGTAACCCCCGCCCCCTATCACATCTAAAGGAGACCCCCAAGTGAGCGACGACAAAGGCAAAAGCATTGATGATCTTTTTGATGGAGCCGCCAAGGGCAAAGGCAAGGGTAAGAAGGCTGCTGCCAAGCCTGCTACCAAAGCCGCCAAGGGCAATAGTGCTCCTGTGAATGAAGGAACTGCTCGCTCGGATGAATCTCCTGTCAAGATTGACCCTGCTGTATCGGCGAAAAAGGAAAAGGCGGTCGATACTGTCGTGATCATGCTGGATGAACCGCAGGAAGGCGAACACAACTATGTGTTCCTCGGCCATAACGGCAAACACTATCAGCTTCAGCGCGGGGTGCATGTTACCATCCCCCGCTTCCTGCTGAATGTCCTCGACTCCTGCGAGGCCACCCGCTACACTACGGTTACCAACCCGGAAACCGGCCAGCGTGAGCTGCATCCGCGCAAGTACCTGCGTTTCCCGTATCGCTTGATCAAAGGGTAAACCGATGACCCGAGCCGAGATGCTGTCCGAACTGAAGATTGTCCTGCGCGAAACCACTTACGACGCTGCTTGGGGAGACTCCCTCTTGCTGTCGTATCTTGCCGAGGGGCAAGACAAATTCTGCGAGGACACCGGATACTTCATTGATGCCACCAACTACTCCGTCACGACCGAGGTCGGTGTCGCGAGCTATGATTTGGACGAGCGCATCATTCAGGTGATGGATGTCTTCTACGGCAGCACTCGGCTCGGGAAAATCCAAGAGTCCTACGCCAAGGAACTCGACCCTACCGATGCGTTCAACTACCCGACTGAGGTCGGTGACAGTTACGCATGGCAGACCGATTTCGAGACCGGGCGGATTAAGCTGTATCCGGTTCCTACCAGCGTGCGTGAACTGAGCCTCCGGGTTCATCGGTATTCCCGGTTCCCGCTGAATGGAAACGACAACGGCGCTCCGCCCGCTCCCGCTGAGCCGGAGATTCCGGCCCGCTTCCACAGAGCACCGATTCACTGGGCTGCCTTCAGGGCGCTCACGCACCACGACATGGAGCAGCAGGATAAGGTTAAAGCTG